ATCGAAAACAGTTGCTTCATAAGGAAAAACAATGGCGGCGATAATTACAGATAAACTTAAAAAGCAAGTTTTAGAAAGCATCATTACTGATATCGACAGTTCTGATAATAACTATTATATTGGCGTTGGCAGATCAGAAGTCTGGAATGTATCAGATACTGCACCAACACCAGAAAATAGCTTACGAGAAATTAGAAACCTTGGATTTTCCCTACAGTCAATGAAGACAGTAGCAGATAAATCTTTTGTTGTACCAAGATATAATTGGTCCTCTGGTTCTATCTATTCGGGCTTTAATGATGATCAAGCTGGCCATCCTAATCAAGCATATTATGTATTTACTGATGAAAACCATGTATACATTTGTTTACAACCAGGACGTAATGCGGCGGGGGCTTCTGTTATATCCACTGTGAAACCCACAGGGACTGCGGCAGGTGCATTTAAAACGTCTGATGGTTATGTATGGAAATTCTTATTCTCACTAGGTGCGCTTACTGTTTCTAAATTCTTAGCAGCCAACTTTATGCCTGTGACTAAGATTTTATCAACTGATGGTAATTCATCAGCATCAGAAGTAGAACAGTTTAATATTCAGAACGCAGCAGTAGCAGGGCAACTTCTAGGATATACAGTAACAAATGGTGGTTCTGGTTATACATCATCACCTGCTGTTACTATCACAGGTAACGGTTCTGGAGCTAAAGCTACGGCAACCATTTCTGGCAATATTCTTACTAAAGTTGAAGTATTAGAATCAGATAACACAATGGTATTCGGTTCTGGTTATGACTATGCTGATATTACTATTACTGGTGGCGGTGGTTCAAATGCAACAGTAAGACCTATCTTTGGTCCATCTGCTGGTATCGGAGCAGATCCAAGAGATGATTTAAGATCACGTGCATTAATGTTTAATGCCAAACCAGACGGAACTGAGAGTGGTAACTTTATTGTTGGCAACGACTTCCGTCAAATTGGTCTTATTAAAAATCCTAAGATGCATAGAGATTCAGACTTTACAGCAGAGAGTGGTATTGCATTACCATATCTAGGCTTTCAGTTATCAACAATTACTTCAGCGTTTACAGCAGATAAAACTATTGAAGGTGGAACATCTGGAGCTAAAGCATACATAGATAGCTTTGACTCAGACAAGATTTATTACCACCAAACAGAGGCCACTGGTTTCTTGAGCTTTAGTGAAGGTGAAATAGTATCTGAAACAAACGGATCTGGTACAGGCACTTTAGATGTTGCAGGGTTTGACTCTGATACAAGAGCATTTGCATATGCTGATGTTGACCAAATATCAGGTGATGTTCTCTTTATAGATAATAGAGCAGCAGTAACAAGATCAGCTAACGCAGCAGAAGATATTAAAATCGTAATCCAAATATAATCGGTAGAAAAAATGAGCACAGACCTAACAAAAAATACATTTAGTTCAACCTATAAAGATGACTTTGAGGATAGTGATAACTATCACAGAATCCTTTTTAACTCAGGTCGTGCTCTACAAGCCCGTGAGCTTACACAATTACAAACTATTACTCAGTCTGAAATTTCTCGGATGGGTAGACATATATTTAGAGAGGGTGCTGCAGTTAATCCTGGCGGCACTACTATTAATAACAAATATGAGTTTATTAAACTTGTAGGTAATCTACCAACCGGAAATATTATTGGTCTAAACTTAACTTCAACTGGTAATAATATTATTGTAGAGGTCCTTGAGGCTGTAGAAAGAGTATCAGCTTCCGAACCAGCTACAATTTATGTTAAATATGTAAGTACAACAGGCGGAACATCTGGTGCTACTCCTGTAAGAGTTACTGCAGGTGACACACTCACCGGTGGTGGAGAAACACTTACTGTACAAACTACAAATACTGTTTCTAATCCAGCTACAGGTGTCGGTACTAAAGTATCCATTCACGCTGGTGACTTCTTTGCTGTAGATCGTTTTGTCTTTGCAAGAGAACAATCAATAATTCTATCTAAATACACATCTGACCCAGATGCTGTAATTGGATTTAAAGTAACTCAAGACATTGTTACTGTCAATGATACAACTGCACTATATGATAACACAGGAGCAACACCTAATATATCTTCACCAGGTGCTGACAGATATAGAATTAGGCTTAATATTATAGACAAAGCTAACATTGCATCTGATGAAAACTTTGTATACGTTGCTAAAGTTAGTAAGGGTGTAATAGTTACAGAAGTTACTGGTACTGACGATTATAATAAAATAGAAGACAGAATGGCTCTTAGAACAAGTGAAGAGTCAGGTAACTATATTGCTAAAAGGTTTGCTGTTAGTTTTGATACTAATGATTCAGATGAAACTATGCTAGACTTTGACATTACACCTGGTGTTGCATATATAGATGGTTATAGAGCTATTATTAACTCTCCACTTAAAATTCAAGTCGAGAAACCAAGAACAACCCTCATAGAAAATAATGAAGTAACAGCCGCTGCGTATGGTCAATATGTTATAGTATCTGCTAATAAAGGCTTACCTAATATTGCATCATTCCAAGAAGTTACACTGTTTCCGAATACTGCTGGTACTGGTACTGCTATCGGTACAGCACGTGTAAGAGCTGTAGAGGAAGATGGTTCGAACTATAGAGTATATCTGTTTGATGTACAAATTGCTGCTGGTAAAAATAAAAGAAATACAAAATCACTTGGTACTGGTTCTACTGACTATATGACACTAGTGCTTGAAAATAGTCTTGCAGTATTTAAAGATGAAAATGCAACAAGTCTATTATTTCAACTTCCTGGAAATAGACCAAAGACTATTACAGATATTAGTCTTACAGTACAAAGATATAGAACAGCAACCATAAGTAGTGGTACAGCTACTATTACAGTAACCAATACAGGGGAAACTTTTGCTGACACTAGTGATTGGATTGCAGCACATGCTGACTCTGATATTGATGTTCTCTTTACAGCATCTGGTGCTGGTACTGCTGCATCTAACTTAACTGGCCAACAAGATGGTACTTATGAGATCCTTACTTATGTAAATAAGAGTGCAGGGTCTGTTAGAACTAAAACACTTACAGAAGTAACAGAAACAATTACACCTGATGGTTCTGGTAATCTAAACTTTACAAAGGCTGATATAAGTAGTATCACTAGAATTACTCTTGCTGACTCAGATGGTGTTGATTTAACAACATCATATGACTTAGATAATGGTCAACGTGACTTTGCATATCTAAACGGTAGAATGGTTAAGAAAGCTGGAGCTGCTACACCAGGTTCTGATGTGTTTGTAAGATACAATCACTTTGTCCATGGTACATCTGGTGATTTCTTTGCGGTTAACTCTTATACAGGTCAAGTTGATTATAAAAACATTCCGTCATATACACAAGCAAATGGCACTGAAGTATCTCTCAGAAATGTATTAGACTTCCGTTCAAGCGTTAACAGCTCAGGTAACTTTGGTTCAGGTGCTAGAATTAATGAGATGCCTAAGAATACAGGTCTGATCACATTTGATGCAGAATATTACCTCGGTAAAAAGGTTCGTGTAACAATTGATAGAAATAGTAATGTTGAAGCTATTAGTGGTGCAGCTGGTATTGATACTCAATTACCACCAGCCCCAAATAACTCTTTAGATTTATTCCATGTTGATATGAATCCATATACAGTTAGTGATACCGATATTAGTTCAACCACTATTAGAGCTAAAAACTTTACTATGAGAGATATTGGTAAATTAGAAGAAAGACTTGATAATGTTGAAGAAGCTACATCACTAAGCCTTCTTGAACTAGATACATCAGCATTTTCTGTTCTTGATGCTAGCGGTAATAATAGAACACAGTCAGGGTTCTTTGTAGATAACTTTGTTGATCAGGCTAGATCATTTATGTCTGAAGATTATAGAGCTTCCATTGATCCAGAAGCTAAGATCATGCGCCCATGGTTCCAAGAAGCTAATGTGAGAATGATTTATGACTCTGATCAATCTAGTAATACGATTCTTAAAGGCGACAGTGTATATCTAAAACATAATAACGCAACTTATGTCGATCAGCCTCTTGCAACAGAAGCAATGAATATTAACCCATTTGCTGTTATTGTAAACGAAGGTACTATTGATCTTTCCCCATCATCAGATGAGTGGACTGCAATTGAAAGAGCACCAGATCGTGTAGAGGATGGTGGAACAAGGCTTGTTAATAATGGAGCAATGCTTTGGAATAACTGGAGATGGAACTGGATTGGTCGTGAAGAAGACTTAACAGTTGGCCAAGCACTTGGACCTGAAACAAGATTTACGGTAAGAGGTCAAACTAGACCACGTACGGATTGGTGGAGGAGAGGAGCACAAAGAGTTTCAACTTTTGCTAGAGTTGATAGAGTTGTTGCTTCAGAGACAGTACGAGAGTTTGTGAATGAGCGTGTATTAGATGTTGCATTTATTCCGTTTATGCGATCTAAGAAAGTTAGTTTCCGTGCACAAGGTCTTAAACCTAATACTCAAGTATATGCTTTCTTTAACAATATTCCAGTTGCTGATTGGGTAAGATCAGAATCATTTACTAGATTTTCTACTACTACTGATGATTTTGGCAATCAACATAATAAAGCAACTGAACATCCTGAAGGTAAGTCAACACTTACTACCAACACTGAAGGTAAGATTGAAGGTTCATTCTTTATACCTAACACTGATGCAATTAAGTTTAGAACTGGTACACGTGAGTTTAAATTGCTTGATATTAGTATAGCTAACGATGATGGTTCAACATCAATTGCAAAAGAACCTTTCTCATCAACAGGCATTTTAGAAACTAGACAGTCAACATTTACTTCAACAAGAGTGGTAAGTATCGCATCTACCACTAGGTTACTATTTTCACGCACAAGACGACGTAGAGATCCTTTGGCTCAGACATTCTTTATTGATGAAGCTGATGGTATCTTTGTAACTAGAATTGGTGTTAGATTCCAAACTAAAGATACAACAGTTCCTGTGATGATGCAAATTAGATCAACTGTAAATGGTGTTCCATCAGCAGATGAGATTATACCTAATGGAGTTAAGGTTCTTTCACCTGGAGATGTAGCTGAGTCAGCTGATGCTAGTTTGGTAACTTACTTTGAGTTTGATGAACCAGTTTATCTAAATGGACAAAATGAATATTCTATTGTTCTACTTGCTGATTCTACAGACTATAATGTGTTTGTCGCAAAAACAGGCGATCTACAACTTAATTCTACAGAGCGAAGAGTTGCTAAACAACCTACATTAGGGTCATTGTTTAAATCTCAGAATAGTAGAACTTGGACACCAGATCAAGAAAGAGACTTAACATTTATTATTGATCGTGCAGACTTTATTTCTACAAGTGGTTATGTTACATTAGAAAATGCAGCAACACCACTAATGCTATTAGATAATAATCCATTCGATACTACAAACGCATCTGGAACAATTAGTGCTCTTGTATTTGGTCACGGGTTTACAGTAGGTGACACGGTAACAATAGCAGGTGCTACAGCGTTTGGTGGAATAGCTGCAAATAATATTAATGGTACAAGAACAATCACTAAAATAGATGGCACGGGCTTCGAGTTTGTTGCAGGCGCATCAGATACTGCTAATGCTACTATAGGTGGTGGTGGAGATAATATCACAATCACAAGAAATATTATGATGGATACGGCAGTACCTTATGTTGAGACACTTTCTCCACCTAAGACTTTAATTTCACACTCAGCTAAATTTACAACAGGTAAATCTTATGCTGGTTCTGAAGTTGCTTATTCTAAAGAATTAACTTTTGGAGCTGTATCAAATAGAAACAATAATGATTTTACACATCCTATGATTATTGCTTCTACAGCTAATGAGGCTGCATCAGCCTTAAATGGTGGTAAATCACTCACATACAAAATTGATTTACAGACATCATCTCTATTTGTTGCACCAGTAGTTGATCTCCAACGTGCCTCTATAACAGCTGTAAATAATTTAGTTGATCAACAGGTTGCAAGTGGTACTGGTGGTAATATTCCAATAGACTATATTGCTGAAACAAATCCATCTGGTGGTTCTCATCTATCTAAACATCTTACACAACCAGTTTCTCTCAATGAGTCAGCCGTTGGATTAAAGATTATGATTGGCGCAAACAGACCATCTACAGCAAGCTTTGATGTCTACTATAGAACAAATGCTTCAGATACTGCTGCAGCTGGTAGTTTACTTGACTCAGAATATGTACTAGCTACATTAGAAAATGCAATGCCTTCAGATGAAAATCCTAATGCATTCAGAGAGTACAGATATTTGGTAGGCGGCGACGGCGGAACTATGGATGCTTTCTCACAATTCCAAGTTAAGATAGTATTGAAATCAACTAACACAGCAAGGCCTCCAGTTATACAAGACCTAAGAATAATTGCTCTGAGTGTATAATGTTAAAGGTTGAAGGACATTCTAATTTAGAAAGGGACCCAAAATCGGGTGCCATAATTAATATAAATAGAAGTGAGATAGAAGCGGCACGTGAGAGAAAAAGATTACGAGCTGATAAAGCAGAAGAAGAAAAACAACTGAAGGCAGATGTAAGTTTATTAAAGAATGAAATGAGTGAAATTAAACATCTCCTTGGTAAACTTGTAGAGAAAATATAAATGGCCAGAACCACAGTCAATCTAACAGATACAGTAGCCGTCTTTAAAGATAAAGCAAATGAGATTTCCTATAAGGTAGGTGATCTTGATCTTATGTCTACATCAGGGACTGACAGTGATATAGTTCAGGCTATTAATTCACTAGACTCAGATATAGGTGGGATTGCTAATCTTACAAC